GCTGAATCAGAAGGGAGGCTGGCAGCCTTTGGGGAGGCCACCAGCCATGTGAGGGGGAATCCATGAAAACCACATCACAGAATTATTATCTCATCACCGCGGGGTCCGCACAATGCAGCTGACGATCACACCGAATTTTGCACAGGAACGAGCACTTAACCAGCTGCGCCGTAACTGGAAGGATACAGAAACCTTCATGGTGTACTCGCCGACGGGCAGCGGCAAAACAGGACTGGCCGCCTTCATCGTTGCTGGGTTCGTCAGTCGTGGCATGCGTGTAATGTTTTGCGCGCCGTACCAGATCCTCATAACCCAAACCGCAAAGCGTTTTGTGGAGTATGGGTTGCCGGGTGATGAAATCGGCTATGTCTGGGCGGATCACCCAAACTACGATCCTACCCTCAAAATACAAATCGCCAGCGCCGATACGCTTATTCGTCGCGTGTTCCCTGACAATATCGATCTGCTGATTATCGACGAAGCACATCTGCGAAAAAAACGCATCCTGCAGGATATCGAACGCCTGCGCGAAAAAGGCGTGAAAGTGATCGGGCTGTCGGGGACACCGTTTTCCCCGTTCCTGGGCAAATACTATGACCGACTGATTAAGCCAACCACCATCGGCGAGCTGATCCAGCGCGGCGACCTCAGCAAATACGAATTTTACGCGCCCACAAAGCCGGATCTGAAAGGGGTTAAAACCTCTCCGTCCCTGCAGTACGGTACCGACTACAACGAGGCGCAGCTGGCGGAGATCATGTGCGGCTCAACGCTGGTGGGCGATATCGTCCAAAACTGGCTGGAGAACGGCCGGGATCTGCCGACAATCGCGTTCTGCGTCAACGTAGACCACGCTAATTTTCTGACTATTCAGTTTAACCAAGCTGGCATAAATGCAGAGGTTATGACTGCAGAAACGCCTGCGGAAGAACGCCAAACCATCATTCACCGCTTCGAAACTGGCGCCACAAAAATCATCGTCAGTGTGGGCGTGTTGGTTGCCGGGTTCGACAGCGATGTTCGCTGCATCATCTACGCCAGGCCAACAAAGAGCGAAATTCGCTGGCTGCAGGCGCTCGGGCGTGGCTTGCGCACCGCACCGGGTAAAGAGTCCTGCCTCATCTTCGATCACAGCGGCACCGTGCACCGCCTGGGTTATCCGGACTCTATCGAATATGACGATCTTCCGGGTAAATCAGACGGGATGGAGGAGGGCGCGCGCCGCGCAGCTGAGGAACGAGCAGAAAAGCTGCCTCACGAATGCTCACAATGCCACTTCATGAAGCCTGCTGGCGTCTATGTCTGCCCAAAATGTGGCCACAAGCCGCTGGCCGGTGAGGACATTGATACCGACACCGGGCGAAAACTCAAAAAACTTGGGGGCGAGCAGCGCCAGCCGACGAAGGAAGAGAAACAAGCCTGGTGGAGTCAGATCAAATTCTATCAACGCCAGCGCGTATCGCTGGGGAAAAAGCCTGTCAGCGATGCCTGGTGTTCTCACACCTTCCGCGAACGTTTTGGCGTATGGCCGAACGGCCTGAGCGATTACCCGATGGACATCACTCCGACAGTCTCAAACTTCATTAAGCACAAGCTGATCAGCTTCGCTAAACGAATCGAAGCTCAGCAGCGCCAGCAGGCACAGGCAGAAGAGCAGCCTACCCAGGAAAGAATTCAGCAGGCGCTTAATCGCGTCAGTGATATCAGACAGCAGTTAGGAAAACGAGCATGAAAACGGTAGAAGCAGCAAAAGGCCAGTGGGCCATGATTTTTGAACATTACGGACTGCCGCCGATCACCGGTAAAAATCACTTTAAGGGGAAGTGCCCGCTGTGTGATTCGGTTGGCAAATTCCGCATCGACGACCGCGACGGCGCAGGAACATGGATCTGCACCTGTGGCTTTGGCGACGGAATGAAGCTAGTGACCGAAACCCAGGGCAAACCATTCAACGAGGTTTGTCGTGAAATCGATGAGCTGATCGGCAACACGTTCCGCCGTGAAAATATCCCCAAAACAAGCAGCGCAGGCAGTATGCGTAAAAGGGTGCTCAGTAAGTTCTCTAAGTTGGCCCCATTGAGAGGGACCTCTGGCGCTGCTTATCTCAACGCGCGTGGGATTCATCAGCTTCCTGCTGATGCCATTCGTTTCAATGATCACCAACGTCACAACGGAAAGGTATTTCAGTCTCTCTATGCATTAGCAACCGACGACAAAGGCGAGCTTTGCTATAGGCACCTGACCTTATTGGATGGCGCGAAAAAGGCAGACATTGGAGACAGCGTGAAGCGTCAGAAATCACTTCAGGATGAAAACTATCTCGAGCATGCCCGTTCGGTCGCTATTCGAATGTTCCCCGTCGCAAGCACGCTGGGCATCGCAGAAGGAATCGAAACCGCCTTGTCTGCACATCAAATTTACAAGGTGAATACCTGGGCAACTATGACGGCAGGGTTTATGAAAAAATTTCGCGTCCCTGCAGGTGTAAAGCATCTGATTATTTTTGCTGACCGTGACGAGAACAGCGCCACCGGTCTTGCCGCTGCCTGTGAATGCGCTCATGCGAATCTCCGGGCAAAGAACGACCTGCAGCGCGTTAGCGTGTACTGGCCGGATCACGATGATTTCAACAATATGCTCATGAATGGAGATCAGGTTCGTGAGCTGGTTTTCTATAAAAAACAGCAGGTGGCCGCATGAAACTGGAAGCATCACTCAAACATTTCAGCCCTCAGGGAATGCACATCAGCGACGACGTGAAAGGAACCTCTCCGGACCGCCTTACAGGAACAGATGTAATGGCGGCGATTGGCACCACCAGCAGCCGTGCGCGGTTCGGCCTGGCGGCGTTCTTCGGTAAAGCAGGAATCAGCAAAACAGATGAACAGCTCGCAGTTCAGGCTCTGGCGCGATTTGCGATGGACGCTGCACCAAAGAATGTTCGCAAAGCAGCTGGTGGGCAGTTCGGTTGGTGTATGCAGATGCTGGCACAATTTGCCTTTGCTGATTACTCCCGTTCGGCGGCTACCAGCGTGACATGTCACAGCTGCAGTGGTATCGGACGGACAACACGCGAGCAGGTCACCCGTAAGGTTTCGTACCCATGGGGTAAGGCGCCATACTGGGCCAGCCGATCACGTGCCGTTCGTCCGTCTGACTGGGAGCAGTGGACAGAGGTAACAGAGGTTGTGCCTGCAATCTGTGATGCTTGCGAAGGCAAGGGAACAATCAGCGCTCGCTGTCGGTGTGGTGGTAAAGGAGAGGTGCTAGACCGGAAAGCCACAAGCGAGCGCGGCGCGCCGGTGTTTAAAACCTGTGAGCGCTGCAGTGGAAACGGATTCTCTGCGGTGCCCTCTACAGCGGCGTATAAAGCCATACTGAAGCGCGTCCCTGATCTGCACGTGAGAACATGGACCCGTAACTGGAAGCCATTTCTGGAGATATTGGTAAGCATCTGCCAGCAGGAGGAAGGTAAAGCAGCTAATGAATTTCAGAGGGCAACCAGTACAAGGGAAGAAAACAGCAAAGTTTAGGTTTTTAGCAACACAAAGCTTGATTTTGTCCGAAGTTGTCGTGTATGCTTCTAATCATGCGGAGTAACGCCTGAAAGATTTTAACAAGAAGCCCCTTTCGGGGCTTTTTAATTATTTAAGCCAATTTAAAAAGCTCATAAAGTTTTGAAACTCAATATTTTCTGCTGTCGTGGAGTATTTTAATTTATTGGCGATAGGCATTAGGTTCTTTTTAGTTAAGAACTTGCCGGCTTGATGTTTTAGGTTTTTTAGTTGTTTGATCTGCTCTTCAATTGTGTCGGCGATTCTGGCAACTTCAGCAATCTCAGGGCTCGGCGCTGTTGATAGACTAATGGCGCGAATATTTTTTAGATCTTCATTTATTGATACAAATAAGTTGCGAAGATTATTCTCTGGTAACAGTACGTGGCTGAATGATACTTTCCACATGTCGTATTCACTCGTTGCCTCACCGGATTCTCGCATATGTTTATTCATCGCAAAAAGAATGGTTCTGGTCTTCTTATCTGTTTCAACTTCTGAAAGAGTCACAACGCTAGTCTGCGTTTTTTCCAAAAGGCGGATTTCTGCAGCGCCAAGCCTGCCAGAAAAGTTGGAGTTTTTACTTTTTTCAATAGCAAACGAAAGATAATCAATAGTGGGTTTGATACTTCGTAGTGCTTCAATGTTTTTTTGCCATAAATCACATTTATCTTTTGCGCTACTTAGAATTTCTCGGTTCGTTTCGAGTTGCATGAATTTATTAAAACTGAGAACGTTTTCACCAAATTCAACTCCAAATTCGTTTTTTCCACATTTGTTGCCGATGTTGGTTTCTATACCGCTTGAGGTTTTGACGATGTAACCCATTTGATGTGGCTGGTTACATCCTGTTAAACCGCAGTGGATTTCTTCCTTAAATTTATAGTAACCAATAATCTCCTCAAACTGATGATCGCCTTTTGCTATTTTGGCAACAAAGGTTGGTCTCGAGGTGATTAACGCCCAATCGTCAACTTTTTCACTGCCATTTTCTGTTCGAAGAAAAATCATGAATCGCTCCATTCGATAGTGGACCGTTTATTTTATCGCCATGCAATTGAGATCACCATATCTGAGTTTCAATTTTAAATCTGATTCGCTTGGCGGCCTTACTTCCCCTCATATTGAGAGGATTCACAGCAATGAGGGGGCTAAATGTCCGCAGAACCGATATCTGCAACGGTAACGGCAGGCGTGGCCGCCGGCACTACCGGAATCACCTTCGCGACGATGTTTCCAGAAGCGACACCCGCTGTAATGCTTTGCTCTCTAGCTGGGGCGGCTCTTTACGTCTTGAGCAGCGAGGACCACAAGCTCTGGAAGCAAATACTCTTTGCGCTTATCTCATTTATCGGTGGGGTTTACTGCGCTGGAACAGCATCAGAAATAATCGCAGCGCTTATCAATGCGGCATTAAGTCATCTCTCTCCGCCAGTTGCCGTGAAAGTTTCTCCAGCCATTGGCGCGCTGGCGGCCTCAACGGTTTCTGTCACCGTCCTGCTTCGCGTTCTCAAGCGCTCGAAGACGGGAGACTTACCCGGATTGAAGGGGGAAGAATGACGTGGCAAACACTGATCCTGAACATTAACGCTGTTGCATGCATCCTCATCAGCATACGCCTGATGTTCTTCAGGAAGCGGAGCTTACGGCGCCGCCGTCTGATGGAGTTTCTGGCGTATGGGCTGATCCTCGCTCCAGCGTTTACCGCTTTCCGAATCTGGCACGGTGATTACGTGCAGGTCGACTACGGAGAGCTTGTTGTTAATCTCGTTGTCTGCATTGCCGTATGGCGAGCAAGGGGCAACATCGCAAGAATCGCAGGGGAAAGCACAACGTGACCAAAGACGAAATATTTAATGCCATCCTCGGCAAAGAGGGCGGGTTCGTTAATCACCCCGACGACAAAGGCGGCCCAACAAACTGGGGTATCACGCAAGCCGTAGCTCGCGCCCACGGTTATAACGGTGATATGCGCAACCTTACCCGCCAGCAGGCGCTGGATATCCTGACTGCTGACTACTGGACAGGGCCACGCTTCGACCTTGTTTCTGAGGTATCACCAGACATCGCTGCCGAACTCTGCGATACAGGCGTAAACATGGGCCCATCGGTGCAGGCCAAATGGTTCCAACGCTGGCTTAACGTCTTCAACATTCAGGGCGCCCTCTACCCCGATCTGATTGCAGATGGTTTTATCGGTCCGCGAACTATCAGCGCATTGAAAAGCTACCTTGCCCGACGTGGTAAAGAGGGGGAGCTTGTCATGCTTCGCTCTCTGAATTGCAGCCAGGGTCAACGCTACCTTGAGCTGGCAGAGCAGCGCCCGGCGAACGAGTCCTTTGTTTATGGGTGGATAAAGGAGCGGGTGGTTATATGACGATGGAATTAATCATCGGCCTTGGTGCTGCGTTTCTAGCAGCCATCGCCGCCGCATTCGGCATTGGTCATTCACGCGGGACGGATAAAGCCGAAAACAAAGCAGTCCAGCAGCGTACCGAAGATAACGCAGCGGCAACGGTCGCAGCAGCAGAACGCCGGGTAGAGACAACGAAAGAGGCCAGCAATGTACAGCAGACTGTTAACCATATGCCTGGCGACGATGTTGATCGCGAGCTGCGAGACAACTGGACCCGTAAGGGTTGAGGTAGTGGACACGGCTTGCGACTGGGTTAAACCCATCTACGGAACGGATCACGACTGGAATGTGCTGGACCGCCAGACGAAGAAGGACATCCTGGCGCATAACAAAGCGTGGCAGGCGAACTGCCAGAAGCAGGCGTAATTCATGCTTCTTATTTCCCATTCAATCGCGGGGAAGTTTCCATACCCGCCCACAAGAGAGCAACCAATGAGCGAAGCTAAACCGCAGGACGGAAGCACCGTCAAAGGCTACAGAACCCTATCGCCTGGCGAAATTCAACGTACGAATAGCCTGAAGGGTGTCAGCCGCCACTTCTGCAGCCTGCTTGATACCGAGCGAGGTGAATTGTTGGCTGTCCGTAATGGCTCGGCAATGTTAAGTACTGAGCAGGCTCGCGAGATTGATGAAGCAATGCGCAGCTTGTCTATAGCACGCACCAAAATGCAGGAGGCCTGTATGTGGGCATGTCGTGCCGTAGCGCGCCCAGACGCTGACTGTTAATCATTACAAAGCTCGCCTGCTGGTGGGCCTGATAACGCATAAAAAAACTCCGTATCACGGGGTGTATACGGAGGTGAAATATCACAAAGGAAAATGCGAACAGAACTTACTTGTGAGCATTAGTCGTGGCTGCACAGGTAAGCTATTTAAACGTAGCGGTAATTTGAGTTTCCGGAAAGCTCCTGTTAACTAATAGTGGTAGAAAAAACTTGAGTCAGAAGCAAATCATTGTATGAGTATGGAAATATATTCAATTAAATCAATTTGATGCTTGTTGTGTTCTTCTGTGCTTTAATCATGTTTTTTTCATATATCACTGAAAATAGTAGTTGTGAGTTACCGCGCTCATAACCCTACCGCAGAGAAGATAATCTGTATATCCACAGATATTAGGAGGGTAAGGTGGTGTGTTGCGATGTCACCAGGAAGCTGAAAAGCAGTGATTTATCGTCTGGAATGTAGTAATTTAATACAAGTGAAACGTACAATTACTGCATAATATTAAAAGAAAATACAAAACTTATGTTTATCTCCAGTGAAGACCTCAACGATTTCGTTTTCATTTCCAGCCTGATATCAGTGGTTGTTTTCTTAAGCCTGTCGCTGATATCTTACGGGCTTAAGATGAGCAGGCTTACGATTCTATTTCTTGTACTTTTAATAATTTCAGGCATAACTGCCGTAGTGCAATTTGAGTGATTCAAACCCTTCAAAAGGATAGATTAGGTGGTAACTGTTCTTAATTCTTCGCCATTAACAACTTTTTTTATTGGCCTATCACCAATCCTCTGCTTCATCCTTCTTGCAGAGTCATTTTACATGTTAAGACTGGGTTACAGTAAGCTGGCTATTACATTCCTGGTTTCAACTTTTTTGCTAGGTATACCAACTTTAATATTAACGTATGTATTGCTCATATAGCCTGCCGCAGGAATTACATATGGTTTATAAAACAGATAATCCGGGCGGTTTTTTGTTTTCATCATCATGGGTAGGCTCATAGTAATAGCAATACCGCCTACAGCGGATAAGGCAACCAATTCCTGGTGGGGGGCATGATTGCCTTTGGCATCGTCGCTAACTCTTTTGGCGTTCGCATCGTTACCGGGCCACGCATCCACACAGTGTTAAGTCAGAAGGCATCGGTAAAGAGTGCGTCTGGTTTAAACATAAATAACATTTACTGGAGTCAAGAATGTCACAAAACAACGAGTTAGTAGTTTCGTCCTTCATCGCTAACGGTGATGTTATTAATGCTACCGTGAGCGTAAGGGCAATGGCGGTACCAATGTTAAACATCTTCAGTCTGGAGGTTTATATTTCTCAAATTGAGGGTGGTACGATTGAATATTATGAGGGTGAAGCCATAAAAACTGCTGCAAAGCTCATCAGAGTTGTGAATGATGATATTAATAAAGCGGCCTGAAGGCCGCTTGTCATTATTTAATGAACTTCTCTGGTTTCGGCTGGAACATTTCTTGGATAGACGGGTGAAGCAACTCGTTGATGGCAGACTTGATAGGTCCTGACTGACTATGATTCAGTTTATCCAGAGACTGTGAAAGCGTTTCTCTGAGTTTGGAAGAAAACTGACCATCGCCTGATTGTTCATCGAGAAGCTTGATCATGTGAGTGATTACAAAGTTTGAGGCGGCACCTTGTTTTGCCATCTGCTGTTCGAGTTTAGCGATTTTTTGCAGAAGTGAAGCAGTTTGTTGATCCATCTATATTTCCTAGTACAGAGGTTATCAGCCATCCCTCTTTATTGAGTGCGCCAGTGTCCCACCACTGACGGGCTGAATGCTCACCTTAACCAGGGTTAAAGCGAAGCAACACCCTGATAAAAAAACAGTAGTCGCTATAGCACGACCTTAACCATGCGCATCGCACGCCTGAATCAAAGAGAGTCTTTCAGCTGTGAGCCTGACATATCAATAAATTTCTTTAGGCACCAGATGAATGAGCAGAGAGCCTTTTTCTGATGTCACCGAAACATATTCCGACGTTCTAGTCGGTGTTGGTGGATGAAGCACAAGTTCAGGAACATTCTTGCTGAAGAACGAACGGGCTATTCGTCGGCAATGTTTTTTATTTTTAGCGACCATATGGCTCCGAAAGAGCCGCCCGAAGGCGGCGGTTGAATTGGAGAGAAAACTATCGGTCACTGCAAAACCGACAGGGCTACCTTATCGCAAATGATAATCATTATCAATGGTGGCGCGATAAAGTAATCATTCGCCTCTGTTAGTCCCTTACTGGAGAAATTATGCAGGTCACTATAGATAGTGTTCCGTACGCGCCAGTCTGCTATTCGGTGGAAAGCATCGGCATTGCCATAACAACGCATAATCGCGCTGATGCTTATGGCGGCGCTGTGGTCTATCCGTGTTACTCGCTGGTTGATCATGCTGATGGTGAACCGGTTGAGTGTCATCCTGACTGTGCACCACGAACAGAGCGTCGCAGAGCATGGAGGCTGGCGTGAATAAAGAGCCACGTATCTACGGCAGCAAATGGGACAGAGAGCGTCTTATCTTCCTTCGTGCCCATCCACTCTGTGTGATGTGCCAGGAGCAGGGAAGGGTGGCAGCAGCAACGGTAGTTGACCACATCACTCCCCACAAGCTTAAAGAGGCGCTCCGTTCCGGTGATGCCGCAGCCATAAGCAAAGCCCAGAAGCTATTCTGGAGCCGTAGCAACTGGCAGGGACTGTGCAAGCAGCACCATGACTCAACGAAGCAGAGGATGGAGAAGAGGGGCTCAATCATCGGCTGTGATGAGAGCGGCATCCCACTAGACCCTACGTCGCACTGGTTCAAACAATAACGTTTCTCATGTGTGACATTCCCACCAGGGGAGGGGGGGGGATAAAAGTTCACCCCCCTCACCACAAATGACCGCCGCCCATCCTTTTTGTACACAACCGCGAAATGAAAAGTTTTTTTCCGGGAGGTTCCGATGGCAGGACGACGCCCGAAACCGACCCACCTGAAAGTGGTAACCGGCAACCCGGGCAAACGAAAACTCAACGACAAAGAGCCCACGCCGGCGCGTGAAATACCAAGTCCACCCGAGCACCTCACTGACTGGGGGAAGGTGGCATGGGGAAAACTGACCGTTCTGCTGGATGGTATGGGGATTTTGACCATTGCCGATACGTTAGCGCTCGAACGTCTATGTGATATTTACGCCGACATTCTGCAGCTACGCCTCACGATCGCCGACGAGGGGCGAACGTACACTGTGCAGACTGAAGGGGGATTTTTGATTAAAGCAAATCCGGCGGTTGCCATGCTTGCCGATGCCGATCGTCGATTTAAAAGCTACCTGGTTGAATTCGGTCTCACTCCGGCCGCCAGAACGAAGGTGAAAGTTGATGGTGGAGAAAAAGAAGAAGACCCGCTCAACCAGTTCTTCGGTTGATCCAGCTACACAGTATGCAATGGATGTCTCAGAAGGAAACGTGATTGCAGGACCCGATATTCGGCATGCATGTAACCGGCACCTTCGTGACCTGAAAGACGGGAAGAATCGTGGTCTGTTTTGGGATGTTGACGCCGTCACCCGGGCGATTAATTTTTTCGCACAGGTGCTGAAACTTAATGGCGGTGAGCATTAAGGCGCGCCGTTTTTACTTCTTCCCTGGCAATGTTTCATCGTTGGTTCGATTTTTGGATGGAAAAGAGCGAATGGAACCCGCCGTTTTCGTACGGTCTATGTTGAATCAGGGAAGGGCTCCGGGAAATCTCCGCTTGCTGCTGGCGTAGGCCTTTACTGCATGTTGGCTGATAAGGAACCGCGCGCGGAAGTGTATGCTGCAGCGACTAAAAAAGACCAGGCTATGATTCTGTTTCGTGATGCGGTGGCGATGGTCGATCAGTCTCCTGCGTTATTATCCCGAATCCAGAAGTCAGGCGGTGCTGGTAAAGAGTGGAACCTGGCATTCCTGCAAAACGGTTCGTTCTTCCGGCCAATCAGTTCGGATGATGGACAATCTGGTCCTCGCCCGCACTGTGCGCTGATTGATGAGATTCATGAACACAAAGACAACCGCGCCGTAGAAATGATGCGTGCAGGTACAAAAGGCCGACGACAGGCGCTGATT